ACTCATCATGTGCAAGGTCAACAATGTCTTTGATTGCTGCGTTGTTTGCATCATTGCGGTGCATATGTACAACAGCTTCATCAACATATCCTTTAAGTTTCTTCAAAGCTTCATCATCGAAGGAACCAAATAGTGTATTTACCTTGGTCATCTTATTCTCCAAAAGTTGAATCTTTTGCTTCAATGGCAATAAAGTATTCTAAATCACCAGCTGCGTTAGTAAAGTGTGCAAGACCTGCTTTGGAAATATCAATGTTATATGTGTCAGGAATCATCTTAAAGTTTTCAGTTAAGAATACTGCTTTAAAAATAGATTCGTTTTTGGCATCACCAATTTGAATTGTGTTTGTGTGTGCTGAGTCATCTTTTGCATTGAATACCGTGACAGATACTTTAGAACCATCAGATTCAAATGCAAGGTTTGGTGATTGTAGTACAGAGGCATTTTTCAATGCTTGTGACAAATCTTCCTGATTCAGAGTAAAGGCACCATCAATAGAAGGTAACTTCAATTCTTTATCGGGAGGAGAGACAATCATATTCTTTGCAGTCATACGATATTTGGTCTTAGAACGACCAGATTTAAAGATAACATTATTGGAATCAAAATCCAATTCAGTATCTTTACCCAAAGAATGTACAGACAAGAATTGATTCAAGTCATAGATACAGAAATCTTGTGGGAATTCATCCTTCAAAGTTGCTGTTGCAAGAACAGTCTTTGTGGAAGAAATTGTTTTAATTGTGTTGCCTGACTTAAATTCTAAACCGGAATTAATACCAGCAAAGTTTTTTAAGACATTCAACGTTTCATTCGAAAGTTTCATTTTTCACCTCTTCATCATTAATAGAATATATTGTATCATGTTCATACAAAAACATCAAGCAGCACATAGCATGAGCCAGGTGATGTATACCAGATTCTTCGTCAAATTGTTCACCTTGTTTCCATGCCCATATATGCCTTTGCATGGCATCAAAGTATCTTCGTTTTGAATCAGGTACTTTTTGCCAATTGTCACGGTCATATTTCTGAGCACCAAAGGTAAGTACCTTTACGGTTTCTTCTAGTGCTTTTGGTGGTAATAAACCATATTCTAGTTTACCACCATCATACTTACGACCATCAGACATTACATTTCACCAACAAAGTTTGCAACTGCTGGCATATCACCCTTGAAGTGATAAGTGCCGATGTGATCGGTTCTCATCCATGGACACAACCAGATTGAACCACCAGTTTTACGCCATAGTTGGCAGAACATATAATCTTCTGATAAGTAACGATCCGAACCACCACCTGTTGCGGAATCAGCTGTATCAATAATCGTATCAAAGTAAGCGTGAATGTAACGAGTGCCATCAAAGTGTGCTTGGCCAACATGGTCGGGTTTGTACCGTAGTTGTGGGTATGCTACTTCCATCTTAGGGAAAACATCACGATTAACCATCATAAAACCAGTACCAATTTCTAATACTTCTAATGGTTCCGTAACCGAGAACTGTGCAGTACCTTTAACTGGATTGAATACATAATCACCAGTAACTTGTGCAAGTGTATTCTCATCAATATCTGGGTTTTTCAATAAGGCTTTCTTAACAGAACGCCACTTGATGGCTTTCTTTGGATAAGGTCCGCCAATAACATCTTTATCTAATGCCAACAAGGCAATAACATCTTTCGGATCAAAGTGAATATCCGAGTCAATAAACAAAAGGTGTGTGCAATCAGAACGATTTAGGAATTCATCAACCAAATAGTTACGAGCTCGTGTGATTAGTGATTCATTAAAAAGAAAAGAAAATTTAACCTTAACCCCATATTGCATACAAACGGCTTGAAGGTCAAGGCATGCTTTTGCATAAAGACCATGGTTCATGCCACCGTACATTGGTGTGGCAACAAAAATACTTTTCTTGGATAGTTCTTCTTTAGATACTTTAATTTCCATGTTCTCTCCAAATAAAAATGGGGGACACCAAATGGTATCCCCCTAATTGCCTAAGAATTAGGCAGTAAAGCTGTAACCGGCTTTAAGAGCAGCACGAACCATTGCTTTGGTTGGTGTACCCAAACGGTAAACACTAACTTTGCTGCCGTCATTTTTAGTAACGGTGTTAGTGTAGATGCAGTGGCCTTCTTGGCGCAACTCATCAATACGTGCAGAAACATTTTGAACACCGAACAAACGGCGACCTTGTGCTGTTGAGAAAGTGTTGTAACCCTCTGTCTTGCTCAAGTAGTTAGCCATTTTTTGTTTTGCGGATGTGCGTGTAGTCATATCAAACTCCAATAATAATTTAAAAATAAAAGTCTTGCATTTGTGCAAGTGTCACTATTATACAATTATATAGTGACCGTGTCAAGCGTTTACCTGCCAACTTGTGGTAAATATTTCGCTTTGGTTTCTTCCCATGTTAGGAAGATGAGATCATCATAGAACAAGGACTCGTAGGAGACAGTGTTCTTCTTCTTTAACATGGAAATGCGGCCTTTGGCATATTTGGTTTTCCAAATCTCCGTTAAGGCCACAATACTGGTATCGAAGGACTTTACCAGTTTATCATCCGTAATTTCTTTACGGAGGAATTCGGGTGTATTGTCATATAGTGGAGAGAAATAAATGCCACGTTGATGAGCGCATTTAACCAATTCTTTTGGTATCTTCAACTTACTATACGCAAAGTGTAGTGTGCGGTTTTTATGATCACGTTTGTATGGAAGACCATTTGGTTTCTTGGCTTCCCACCACTCAAAATAATGTTTGGTGTGATTCTCTTTTACCCAATTATAGATGCGATTAAGTATATTTCTATTGGGATCGAAAGCAACTGAGCCTGAGCTAAAGCCCATTTTGTTCCAGTGTTCGAGTCCATCATACTGAGAAAGCCCATTGGACTTTGTGTTACCATATAAACTAGTAGTAGTAACGCCAGCAAGAACATCTCCATATTGTCTTCTCCAATCATTTTGAACTGTATCTGAAAGGCATAACAATGCCAATAATTTACCACCCATGTAATTAAAACCGAGTGGTTGTAATGGCACGATAGTAGAACCAATTGCAGTATGATTAATCATGTTGCCTGTAGTCTTGATATCTTTAGGCCAACCGATGTATTTATCACGTGGTGTCAAGTCCAAGAAGTCAGACGAGATACAAATGACACCCAAAAACTTTCCTGTAATTTCATCTAACACAGTATAGAATAGATTTCGTCCAATATTGGAATTATTCTTCATTGTAGATGAGAATGTTCGTAGTGTGTTCCACTTCTCTGCCAATGGACCATTAGATAGTACCATCTTAGGTTTAAGATTCACATAATCATCTGGCGATTGTGGCATCCAAATGTTATTTTTAATATCTTCAATCACCTTTTCGGTGGACATATCAACCAACTGAGTTTCGTTACCATACAAAGTGGTAATCTCACGAGTTGGAAACTTTTCATGTACCTCACACCATTTCTGATATAAGGTATATTCACGAACATCCATTTGAGATTTGACCGTCAAGTCAGCAATAATTTGTTGACGTAGTGTTTCCGTATCAATATGTTCGAATCGTTCTGGTTCATTTTCATTTTGCCAGATTTTCCATTGTTCGTCAATATCAGGGATTTGTTTTTTTGTTGCCATTACTAATCAAGTTGTTCATATTTTTACCAAAATACTTGCGGTATTTTTTTTCAACCTTTTTCATACCAGATTTTAACGCAAGAGGTTTCACACGATTAGTATACACGATTCCGTTCATATGGTCAAGCTCATGTAGGAATATTCTTGCAGATAAACCGGTAAACTTTGCGTTATGTACTGTACCATTCCAGTCTTGGTATTCTACCGTAATTGTTTTTGGACGGGTGATACGCAATTCTAGTAGTGGAAATGATAAACAACCTTCTACCATGTGGGTTTCTTCTTCGGCCAAAATAACTTTCGGATTAAAACAGGCAATAAAATCATCGTTAGCACCCATCACAAATACCCGATGTGGAAAACCACATTGGTTGGCTGAAAGTCCTAGACCCTTATGTTTCTTGCAGGTTTCAACAAGTGTTGATGCAAAATCATTTGGGTTTACTGGAGAATTTTCAAAGTCAAACTCCTTTAACATTGTCCATATCATTGGATGATTTGGATCTACCAACTGAAAAGTATCAACTTCTTTTTTGGTTTCTATTTTTTGTTCAGTATTAATTACTAAAATATCATCTTTAATTTCACTCATTTTTCAATCCTACTAAAATTACCTTTTTTAACAAACTTAATTACTGACCTAAATTTGTCAAATAATTGGTCGCCTTTGTGTGAGATAACAAATACATTTGTATCGGTTCCCATTTCATTAATCAATTTCAAAAATTCTTCTGTGCCAACGGTGTCTAGTGAAGAATCGAATACCTCATCCAAAATTAATAGGTTGGTATTGGTACTATTTTTCATCTTGGCAATTTGTCTCCATGTAAACAATAAGGCCAAGTCAATACGCATCTTTTCGCCTTCAGAGAAGTTGGCGTAAGAAAATTCATCACGGAACCTGGATTTAATTGTTTCTTCAAAGTTTTCGTTGATATTAAAGTTAACAAAAAAGTCCATTGCTGATAAATACTTGTTTATCAATTTGTTCATAATTGGTAGATATTGTTTGATGATGCGGGATTTGATTCCGCCATCTTTTAACAATGTACTGGCATATTCCAAATACTGTTTGTCTACCAAAAATGTTTGATATTCTTCTTCGCTTTCTTCTAGTTCTTTTCTCAGTGTTGATAACTTCCCATTATCTTGCTCGGATGTTTCCACTTTAGTGGAAAGTTCATCAATCTCATCATTTAATTTTGTGATGTAATTATTGATGGCCGAAATGGTGGCATTATTTTTTGTAATCTCACTTTGGTGTTCTGAAATGTGTGTCAGTAAATTATTCAGTTCTTCAATTTCGGTATTGACATTGGCCAACTCCACTTCAACTTCCTGAAGATTTCTTTTCTGAGTAACAATCTTAGTATTTTTTTCAGTAACTTGAGTTTCTTTCCACTCAGGTGTAATTGACTGTTTGCATGTTGGGCAATCGTGGTTGGTTTCATAGAACTCAATATCTTTTTCATGTCTGTTGATATTGGTTTGAATCTTACCTTTAACCTGAAACAATCCTTTTGATTTTTTATCCAGTTTTTGTTTACTATCACCAACTTTATTATTTAATACCGTGATGTGTCTTTGTATGGATAGGTTGTCGTTATAAAGTTTATTGGATTGTAACTTAGACTTTCCGACTTCCGCTTTCTTTTTGGTGATTTCACCATCGTTATGCTTCTTGTGTTCTTCAATAGATTCCAATTGCATCTTGATTTTTTCTTCAAGAAGTGTAATAGAATACTTTACTTTTGATATTAATTCTTTGTTTTGAGAAAGTTTATCTTTAACTACGCTGTTCATGGTAGAAAAGATTTGAATGTCAAGCAAGTCTTCAATAATTGCTCTACGGTCAGATGCTGATAGTTGCATGAACGGAACAAAGGATGCGGAACCAAGAATAACGACCTGCGTAAAAGACTTAAAGTTTAACTTGAGAATCTGTGTCTCTAATACATCTTGATAATCTTTTGCAGCTGCATCTTGGTTCAGCAAAACACCATTCACATAGATTTCAAACTTGTTTGGTTTGATACCACGAACAACTTTATATTTTTTAGTACCAACATCAAATTCAATTTCAACCAATGCATCTTTTTGGTTAATTGAATTTAATAACTGTGGTTTATTTATTTTACGAAATGGTTTTCCAAATAAACCAAAACACAAAGCATCTAATACAGTAGATTTACCTGCACCGTTGCCACCAATAACTAATGTGTTGGTGGATTTGGTAAAGTTAATTTCTGTAAAATGAGCTCCGGTGCTTAAAAAATTACGCCAACGGATTTTTTGAAATAAAATCATTCTATGTTAATTGCTTCAATGTAGAGTTCTCTTAGTAGATTTTTAACTCTGTTATTATCTATATTATCTTCTTCGATACCATCAACATATTTGTTTAATATGGTTATCGTATCTTCAGCTTGGTCCACATCCTCATCAGTAATGTCTCCCAATTCTGTGAAGTCCTCAGCAATAGTAATGTCTGCTGGGTTTACATTATACAAGTTATTCATAAACTTGTCAAATAGGTATGGGTTTGTTTTATTGATTACAACCACTTTAACAAAGGTGTTTGTATACCGAGACAAGTCCTTACTATCAATCTCTTTAATGGTTTCCAACTTATCATCATAGATGATTCGGTGGAACATTACATTAGGGTTTTGTACAAAGGTAAGGTCCCCGTTATCCAAATCAAATAAATGGAAACCACGAGGGTCGTTGTAATCTTGCCAAGTAAGTTCATATGGGTTACCAACATAGTGTATACCATCAATACTAGACTTGTGATGATAATGACCACTAAATGTAGCGGAAAATTTACGAAATAATGCACGGTCTAATCCTTCCTGTGATTGCATACCACGGTGCATAGTAAATCCAGCAATTTCAAAATGACCCATACATATTGTGGCTGATGTATTTTTCATCTCTTCCATTGAACGGTCATAATTGTCCGCACAAATCCAAGGCATCATACAAATGTTGTGTGTGGTTTCACCGTATTTTAAAGAAATGGTTTGTGGAGAATCAATTACATTGATGTTGTTATATTCTTGCAACAAAAGTTGTATAGAATTTGTTGCATTTGTATTTTTAAAATAGGTGTCATGATTACCAGCTAACATATGAACTTCAATGTTCATTTCAGCAAGTTTATCAAAGAACATTTCTTTGGTCCGTTTTAGTGTAAAGAAGTTAACATACTTCCTACGGTCAAAGGTGTCGCCTAGAATTAATACAGTTGAAATCTTTTCTTCCATTAATTTAGGAAAGAAAGTTTGGCTGTAAAACTTCTCGTAATAATCTAAGAACTGTGGTGAATCGTTACGAGCACCAAAGTGTTGGTCGGTGATAATTGCTATTTTCATAACACTATTATAACATTATTCCATAAATTTTTCAACACCTTTTGGTTTATTTACCATCTTGGCATCTTTCTTTGCCTGTCTGGCATCCTCATATGTTTCAATGAACTCTGAGATGTTATCATACATTTGAAACTGATTGGTAGTACCATCTTCACCTTCTAACAACTCAAACTCATCCAAAATACCCATTGTTTCGGTAGCTTTGTACTTCACATATAACTGTTTCTTTTCTTTTTGTATTCTGCGTAGAAATGCATAGTAGATAATTTGTGTAAAGTATGCAAATGGATTACTAGATTTCTCTGGATTAAAGTTATCAAAATACATTAGACAGTTTTCGATACCATCGGAAATCATTTCATCTCGGTATGTGTAATTGATGAAGTTGGGCTTATGTGATAACCCTTCAGCAATCTTCATCCAACATTCACCAATATAATTTGGTATCTTGGGTTCAGGTTTACCGTTCTGTTTTGCTTCTTGTACCTTGGCTTTATATTCAACCAAAGCTTTAAGAAAGTCTCCGTTATTAACGTATTGTTTAGGTTTTTTCGTAATTTGTGTCATAATGTGTTCAAGTTTACCATAAAAAGTTGTTGACAAGGGGCTTGCCGTGTGTTAAAGTCCACGGTGTAGCCCCGATGATATTAATGGATAGATAATCCTTTTGTACTTACTAATTCTTCCATAGCTTCTAACATTTCTTCCTCTTCTTCATCCATTCCTTCTTCTAAAGCGGAAGAAACTTTCTGCACAGCAGTCAGATAATATTGTGCAAAGTTATCGTTTGGTTCCATAGAACAAAATACCTCCTCACGAGGAATCTTTACGGAGTTTCCTTTCATTGCAGCCAAAGGTAACCAGTGTTGTAATACCAAATTTTCATTCACTAAACGAAATTCCATAGGAAAAGTTATTTCAATCATACCAGAAGATATACTTTCTGTTGAGCATATAACATCTGAACCATCTTTAAGTCTTAGTATTTGGATTGTCATCTTTAAGTCCTATATTGTAAATTTTAAAAGAGAACTTCTCCTCAGTATATATCTTCACTCTTTCGACAAAGTGCCGAAGTGTAAAATTCATATGTTTTTTGTGTCTTAAATCGTCTGCAATATCATAGAGTATCGCAAGCTCTTTGCCTGATGATTGACGTAAACCTCGGCCAATAGATTGTAGGTTACGAACTCTAGATTTCGAAGGTGATGCAAAAATAATATTGTGTAAGTTCCTAATATTAATTCCAGTACTAAAAGTACCATAAGAAGCTACCACGATTGCGTCATTTTCTGTTTCCATAATTTTACGCACCATTTCACGGTCTTCCGTATCTACATTTCCATGTATAAAAAATACTTTTCTATCACCAGATTTTTCTTTAATCATTTCATATAGAATCTTACCGTGTTTTTCCACCATCTGAAATAACACCAATGTGTTCTTATTCATGCTAATTGATAAGTTTCTAATAAATCTATTACGATTGTGACTGCGGATAAGATATTCTATTTCCTCTTGATAACTCCATTCAGTAGATTCTTCACATTTTTCTTGTGTGTGCTTTAGTATCAAACATTTAATATTAAAGTCAGCCAAGATTTTCTTATCAATCAACTCTTTTGTGGTTATTACCTGTTTGACTGGACCAAACAAACCTTCCAAAACAAGTTTGTGTGTCTTAGTTCCATCCAAAGTACCAGTTAAACCAATACGATATTTGGTTTTTGTGGCCGCTGTCATAATGGTTGCAAGAGATTGTGCCTTGAACAGGTGAGCTTCGTCACCAATAATATATTCAAATTGTTGAAAGTACTCAGGAGGCATTTGGTAAAGAGACTGCCATGTGGAGATAATTAACTTCTTATCTGAGTGTTTATCTTTGCCTTGATAAATTTTATGAACATACTCATCAACATTAAAATCTGTCTCTGAAGCATAGTCAGCAAAGTCTGATGTTAGTTGCTCAACCAAAGAAGTGGTTGGAACAATAATTAAACCTTTAAGGTTTTGGTAGTCCAACAACTGACGGAATATAAGGTAAATTATTAAGGATTTGCCAGAAGCTGTTGGGGATAAAAGGAGTTTTCTGCGTGACTGCATTGCTTCAATGAAAGCATCTCTTTGGTGTTCGTTTACTGTAATTGAACGGCCAGCAGAATGTAGATTCAGAGTATTGAAGAATTTGTCGGCTTGATATATGGAGAATTCATCTTCCAGTTCTTCAATTTCATAAGTGTAATTACGTTCTGCACAAAATTCTTTGATGTATGGAACCAAACCCAAATAGATTTCATTACTCTGTCTGTTGAATAAACGAATCTTACCGTCCCAGATTCGATTCCGATAGGCTGGAACGAACTGATAACCAGGTACGAAGAATGTAAAGAACTCTGATAGTTCCATCGCCAGGTGCTTCTCACACTGAACCTTGGCGTACACCTCGTCCTTTTTTGTAATTACTAAATCACTGGCCATTTACAAATTTTTCCCATGATATAAAGTCACGTAATTGCCAAGTTCTCTGTTTCAACTCGGACATAATAGATTCTATAACAGAAACACACTCATCGTGATAAACCTTCTTTTCAAGAAGTTTGATAAGGTCCTTGTCTGATTCCATATATGTAGACATGTCGGATTTAAGTACAAATTGAAATGGTTCCCAACCAAATTGTTCTAAATCATCCTGTGATAGTTTACCTGTAAAGTATTCTGTTTTCACTTTTTTCATGCGTAGATAATCAAAGTGTGCCTTTTTACTGGCAATCTTGTGTTTAGTAAGAATGCCAAGATACTTACTGTGGTATGTGGGTATTTTTAATAATTCTTTGGAAGGCTCAGTCTGGTCAATGACCGCATCTTTTTCCCAAAGTTTTAAAATATGTTCTAAAGTTTCCATAATAATTCAAAAAACAAATAATGTATAGTATATCAGAAAATTGTTAAACTGTCAAGTATTTGTATGATTGATACCTAAATGTGGCACGACAAGTTATAATCTGATTTGCATCTGATTTGGTATCAAATTGAATGCCGTCTAATGATATTGGGAAACAATTTGTGAAATTAATACGCAAAACAGGGTTATTCAATGCACTCAATACAGTTAAAGTGGCATCTGAAAAATGTTTGTTTGTTTGTAGTTCACGTGGATGGTCACGGCCTTCAAACCCATCAGGGTCAGCCATAGATGTGAACCAGTTATACATGTCTTTCCAAGATTGTAATTCTTCGTCAATAATAAACTCCATTGTCAAATCATCATACTTCAGTTTGGTGCCTGGTGAATACATGTCTAAGAATGGAGATGCACGTTCAACAGTACCAAGTGTTACGCCTGGTAAATTAACTTCTTGACAAAAGTATTGCGTAGTTGATATCCTTGCAAAGGTCAACAAAAACTTGGTAGCCTGTAATGGATTGGTATTCTGTGGATTTCTATTGAGAATTGACATGTTTACTCCTTATCAGTATTTAGGAGCCAATTTTTATTGCTTTCCAACCTTTGTGTTTTCCTCTAGACAAGTTTCCTTGGTCTAAATTATTATCACGACAAAACTTTCTAAGATTAACCACATTCATTGACAATCCTTGTGGTGTTGTTACCAACCAAGCGCATTGAAATGTTTCTCTGACCCTATTTTTTTGGTGTTCAGATTGTTTAAACCCTTTTCTACTTTCAGCTAATTTTTGTGAATCATACACACCATTAGACCATCTTTCTTTGGCCTTTTCTGAAATTTTTTGTTTACATTTTTCGGTTTGTTTTTTACCTAATCTATATTGCCTAATTTTTTCTTTAGTTTCTTCAGTCTTTGGTTTACTGTTTGCAATAGATTGTAATCTTTTAACGAGTTCTTTTTTTGGAATTATTCCAGACAAACCTTGCCAAGCGTAATAATCTTGGTATTTACCGTGTTGTTCCCATAACTTTTTGTGTGCCTCTGCATGTTCTTCAATTGTCAATTCTATTAAATTGGATGCATCATCTGTTCCACCCATGTGTTTGGGTATAATGTGGTGTTTATGTTTCATTTTGTTTTAATTAATAAATTTGATGTAAATAGAAATAAAAAGAAAGGGACCGAAGTCCCTTTCTGTAAGTGCCACTCTTAATGGTGGCTTTATCATCACATAAGGTTCTTAACCTGAAAAATGCGATAGTACTTGTTAGCACGAGCCTTCAACACACCAGAACCAACATCAGAACCTTCAGCAAATGGGTTTGCAACCATGCCGTAACGAGTCTTGAAGCCAATTTTTGGTTGGAAAGTCATTGTGTCAACTGCACGAACCATTTGTAGAGGAACGTATGGGCAGTAGAACAAACCAGCATCGTATGGTGATGTACCCTTGTAACCCAATGTTACCAATTCTTGGTTAGAAGAATATCCACCGAAGTATGGGTCAATGTACACTTTGATACGACCGTGCAACATACCAGCAAATGTATTGCCTGTATCGTCAACTTGTAGGTCAGCAGACAAAGCAGGAGTGTATTGCAACACACCAGCCATTGCCAAAGCAGAAGCTACGTCAGAAGAAACGATAAGGACATTACCTTTTCCACGGCGTGTTTGCTTAGCAATTACGTTAGCTTCACGTTCGATTTGGAAAATCAAACCTTTGAAACGTTCAACAGACCAACGACCGT